TCAGAAATACAATCTATTAGATTTGATTCTTCTAAATATACCACTGAACAAGCAAAAGATTGGTTAGATGAGCATGATTTTGAATATATAAAATTTGAAGATGCTATAGAAGAAAGACAAACAGTTTTTGATTCAAATGAATCAGAAATACATCCAGTAGAAAATACTGAGGAGAAAACTATGCAAAAAGAAGATAGACATATCCTCAGCGTTTCTGAAACTGATAACTCTGTTATCGTTGAGTTTGAGAAACATGAGGATGTAGAAGAAGGTGAAGAAGTAGAAATGGCTGAGGAAGTTTCTATGATGGATCAAGATGAGGAAGAAAGAAAAGTATTACATATGCCTATGAAATATAGGACTGTTGATCTTTCCAGAGCTTCTCATATTGATGAAGAAAATCGTAGAGTCAGAGTTGGCGTTTCTTCTGAAGAACCTGTTGAAAGAAGTTTTGGCATGGAAGTGCTAGGACATTCTGAAGGTGATATAAACATGGAGTTTATTTCGTCTGGGCGAGCACCACTGCTCCTTGATCATGATATGACCAAGCAAATAGGTGTAATTGAAGAATTCAAACTGGATGAGACTGCAAAAAGGACAATTGCAGTAGTTAGATTTGGTAAATCTGCTTTAGCTCGTGAAGTGTTTGAAGATGTCAAAGATGGTATTCGCATGAATATCTCTGTAGGCTACAGAATAGATAAACTGGAGCGTATACAACGTGATGGCGAGGATTATTACAAAGCAAATTGGACTCCAATGGAAGTTTCTTCTGTTAGCGTTCCTGCTGATCAATCCAGACTTGTAGGCGTTGGGCGTTCTAAAAATAAACAAACTAAAACTCAAATAGAGGTAATTAAAATGACTGAAGAAGTTAAAAATGAAATTAACCTTGATGAAGTTAGAGCTCAAAGTGCTGACGAAGCAAAAGCTGAATTCAAAAGAAATTCAAAAGAGATCATTGATCTTGCTGTAAAGCACAATAAAAGAGACCTAGCTGACAAGGCTATTCAAGAAGGTGTATCTGTTGAAGAGTTCAGAGGAATATTATTGGAAAACATTTCTAACAATACTCCACTTGAAACTCCTTCTGAAATCGGAATGACACCAAAAGAAGTTAGAAGATTTAGTTTAGTAAAAGCTATCAACGCTCTTGCTAATCCTTCTGACAGAAATGCACAGCGAGCTGCTGAATTCGAATTCGAATGTTCAGAGCAAGCTGCTAGAGAACATGGCAAAGTAGCACAAGGAATTATGCTTCCTGCTGAAGTTCTTCGTAACTGGACTAGAGACATCAACACAAGTGATGACTCTACTCTTATCGCTGAAGATTACAAAGGCGGAGATTTCATAGACGTTCTAAGAAACTCTTCTTCTGTAATGCAAGCTGGTGCAACTATGCTTCGTGGATTACAAGGCAACGTGGTTATTCCTAAGAAAACTGCTGCTGCTTCTGCTGGCTGGATCGCTACTGAAGGTGGAGACTCTGCTGAGTCTGAATTCACTTCAGGATCAGTAACCATGTCTCCTAAAGTTATCGGTGCTCACACTGATGCTTCAAGATTAATGCTTCAACAATCTTCATTAGATATTGAAAACTTAATCAGAGACGACCTAACACAATCTATTGCTCTTGCAATTGATTTAGGTGCTTTAGCTGGTTCAGGATCAAGTGGTCAACCAACTGGTATTGCTAACACTTCTGGTATCAATACAACAACTTTTGCTGCTGCAAATCCAACATTTGCTGAGATTGTAGGCATGGAAAGTGCTGTTGCTGCTGATAATGCATTGTCTGGTTCATTGTCTTACATTTGTAAGCCAGCAGACTATGGAACATTGAAAACAACTAGCAAGGACTCAGGTTCTGGTCAGTTTGTTGTTGAGCTTGATGGAAGAATGAATGGCTACAATGTTGTTAGAAGTAATCAAGTAACTTCAGGTGATTTCTACTTTGGAAACTTTGCTGACTTGTTAATTGGAATGTATGGTGGATTAGACATTACTGTTGATCCTTATGCACTTTCAAAAGCAGGTGGCGTGAGAATTATTGCTCTACAAACTGTAGACGTAGCAGTTCGTCATGCAGTAAGTTTCTGTAAATCAAATGATGGTGCTTAATAGCTGATGCTTAAATGGAATGGTGGGGGCAACCCCACCACCTTAATTATGAAAAAATATAAAATTTTACAAGACACAGTTGCCAATGGATCAAAGGTTCATGCTGGAGATATAGTAGAACTAGATCAACAAACAGGTCATACATTATGTGGCTATGGCAAGGCAGAAATTCATGTTGAAAAACCAAAAGCTAAACAAGCTGATAGAAGTGTTGGTTTAGAAACATCAGAGGTTAAAGCTCCAAAGAAAAGAGCTAAAAAATAAATCATGCCCATCGAGAGTGCAGCAGATTTTAACTCCTATGTAGACATCAACACAGGTCATGGAGTTACTGCTACATTCTTCGAGGTGCAACAATCATTGTGGGATCAAAGAAATGGTCTCATAGATACTTGGTTTGATATTGATTCTGGAAATACAACCAATATCAACATCATCATAGATCAAGAATATTTCAACATAGAAGGTGGCACAGTTCCTGTTGCTGGTTATCAACCCAGAGCAATTATCAAAGCGACTGATGCTCCTTACATATCGCAAGAAGATAGATTGATTGTTAATGCAATTACAACCAATCGTGGCAGTGTTTTAAAGCCTGAGACTGCTTTTGTTGTTAGAAAAGTCGAGCCTGATAACACAGGTTTAGTATCAGTGGTATTAGAGGAAGAATAATGTCTCAATATCGCATGGAAACAGAAGAAGATATGATTGCATATTTAGATATAGACTATGGTCATGGCGTATCTGCTGTTTATACAAATAATGGTACTGACTCTACTATTAAGATTATTCTAAATAATGAATATGTTGAACAAGAAGAAGGTATAGGCGTGGAAGCACTAAAGCCGATAGCTTATTGCAGAACAATAGATGTTCCAAATATATCTTTTGGAAATACACTAGCTGTTGCAGCCATTAAAGATGTTGATGGCAATACATTAAAAGCAGCTCAAAATTATACAGTTGTGAATATACAAGCAGATAGAACTGGTTTCTCTGCTTTGATGCTTGAGGAAATATAATGGCAAATCATATTAGACAACAAATCAGAGAAAAATTTGGCACAACTCTAACAGGATTAACAACTACTGGTTCTAATGTTTTTGAATCCAGAGTTTATCCATTAGAAAATGCTTCTTTGCCAGCATTAATTATTTACACAAAATCAGAAACATCTGAGCCTATTGTTATAGGAACACAAAGACTTATGAGCAGAGAATTGTCAGTAGTTGTGGAAGGTTATGCAAAAGCTACTAGCAACTTTGATGATACTATTGATACAATAAGCAAAGAAGTTGAAGCAGCAATAGCTGCTGACAGAACTCTTGATGGATTAGCTAAAGATACTTATTTAGAATCCACAGAGATAGAGTTTAACGCTGAGGGAGAAAAGCCATTGGGCTATGTCTCACTTACATTTTTAACTAACTATTATGTCAAGGAAAATGCTCCTGACGTAGCAGTTTAAAGGAGATAATTATGAAAATGATTAGTCCAGACGAAAAAGTTTCTATAGATGCTCACCCTTCTAAGGTTGAGTCATTGAAGAATAAGGGTTGGAAAGAAGAAGCAGCCCCATCGGAAGATAAACCTAAATCTTCTTCTAAAGAAAAGTCGAAAGACGAGGTAGAAAATGGCAACACATAAAGGAAGTGAGGGAACTGTAAAGGTTGGCTCAAATGCTGTAGCTGAAATAAGGTCTTACTCAATCGAAGAATCTGCTGATACTTTAGAAGATACTTCAATGGGTGATTCTGCTAGAACTTATAAACCATCATTAACAAGCTTCTCAGGAAGTTTGGATGTTTTTTGGGATGAAACTGATACATCAGGTCAAGGTGCTTTAAGCATTGGATCAGAAGTAACTTTGAATGTTTATCCTGAGGGCGATGCTTCTGGCGATACTTATTACACTGGTTCAGCTATTGTAACTGGTGTTTCAAGAACTGGTTCATTTGATGGATTGGTTGAAGCTAGTATTTCAGTTCAAGGCAATGGTGCTCTAACAGAAAGCACTGTATAACCATGAGCGTAATAGATAAGGCTAAAGCTCACTTTGATTCTTTAGAGATCAAAGAAATAGAAATACCTGAGTGGAGTGATGGAGAGAAGGTTCTGAAAGTATATGCAAAGCCATTAACATTAGCAGAAATGTCTAAATTGCAAAAATTTGCAAAAGATGATGATGTAGCGTTAATGGCTTATTGCGTAATATATAAAGCCTTAGATTCTGATGGTGAGAAAGTTTTTGATCTATCAGACAAGCACGCTTTAATGAATAGCGTGGATAAAGATGTTCTTGCAAGGGTTGCAACTGAAATAATGTCTAGCCCAAGCGTAGAGCAACAAGCAAAAAAGTAGCAGAGGATAAGGACTTATTTGCTAGATACTATCTTGCTGAAATGCTGGGTTGTACCTTGCAAGATTTAGAAGAGAAAATGACCTTATCCGAGTTTACAGGATGGATAGCATATTTAGAGGAAAAGAATAGGCAGATAAAAAATGGCAACTGATTATAAATTAAGAGTTTCAGCTAAAGACGATACTAAAAAAGGCTTTAATTCTGTAAATAAAAATATCAACTCAACCCAATCAGCTATGAAAAAGCTGGCTGGTGCTTTTGCTGGTGCTTTTGCTGTTAGAGAGATAATTAATTTTGCCAATGAAACTTTAGCTCTTGCTGACAGCATTGGAAAAACTGCTGATTCTATTGGTGTAAGCACAGAATTCCTACAACAATATCAATTTGCTGCTCAACAGTCAGGAATAGAAACAGAACAATTCAACAAGGCTCTTAGATTTTTCTCAAAAGGTGTTGGTGAAGCCACAATGGGTATTGGTTTGGCTAAACGAGCCTTTGAGGAAATGGGTATTTCAATCACCAAATCTGGTGGTGAAACAAAAAAATCAGAAGAGCTTTTTAAAGAATTTTTTGTAAGACTTGAATCTATTGAAGAACCATTTAAAAGAAATGCATTATTAGCTCAAGTTTTTGGTGCGAAGGTTGGTATAACAATGGCTAATCTTATAAAAGATGGCTCTGTTGCTATGGAAGATTTAGCTGCTTCTGCTACTGGCGTTATTCCAGAAGATTCAATTAGGCAGGCTGAAATATTTAATGATGCTATGAATGAGCTGAAAAGAGCAACATTATTACCATTACAAAAAGCATTTGTATCTGTTTCAACAACAGTTTTGGAATTTTTAGATTTATTAAATATAGTAGAAAGAAAAAAAACTCTTGGAGAATTAGAGGGAGAGCTTGAAAGGGTAAACAACTTATTAAAAGAAGCTTCAGAAAATGCTGGTCAATTTGAAATAACAGAAGGCGTTTTTGGCGAAGTTGATATATATAAACAAAAATTTAGAAAAGCTGCACTAGAAGAAGAGATTGCACTAATAAAAGAACAAAAAAAATTAACAGGCATTGTTGAAAGTGCCTTTAATGCCACTCAATTAGATGTTACAAAAAAAGCAGTTACTGAAAATATAAAAGTAGTTAAAAATTTTGCAGATACTATTGATGGTCAATTAACAACTGCATTTACCAAATTCTTTGATGTAACAAGTCAACAATTTTTAGACTTTAAAGATTTAGCAACATCAGTAGCTAGAGCTGTTTTAAATGAATTAATACAAGTATTTCTGGTGCAAAAATTAGTGGGAATGATAAAAGGTGCGATCACCACAGGAATAGATACTGCTGAATATAACAGGCTAACAGATGGAGATACTCTTTTTGATTTTAATGGTGGTGGCTACACTGGTAATGGCGTTAGAGCAGGTGGACTAGATGGCAAGGGTGGATTTATGGCTATGGTACATCCCAATGAAACAGTTATAGATCATACTAAAGGTCAATCAATGGGTGCAGCACCCACAGTCAACTTCAACATATCAACAGTTGATGCTGCTGGTTTTGATCAGTTATTAGCATCAAGAAAAGGATTGATAACATCAATCATAAACAACGCCATGAATAATCAAGGCAAAATGGGGGTTGTGTAAATGTCTGGTCAATTTCCAACAGACCCTAACTTTAGAACTTTAAATTTTAAAGATAACAGACCAACGCTTTTGAACCAGACTTTATCTGGTAAAAAACAAGTAAGACAAATAGGCTCACAATATTTTTCTTTTACAGTGGGGATGCCACCTTTACAACAAGAAAAAGCACAGGAGATATTTGCATTTTTACAAAAGCAAAAAGGTTCTTTTGAGGACTTTACTATTCAAGCACCATTAGACAACTTAGGTGCAAGCAAATCAGAAACAGATATAGTTGTTAATGGAGCTCATACCTCTGGTGATAACACCATAGCAATGGATGGTTTCTCACAAACAACTGGAGCATTAAAGGCTGGAGATTATATTAAGTTTGCCAATCATTCTAAGGTGTACATGGTATCTGAAGATGCTAATGCATCTGCTGGAGCAGCCACAGTAACCATATCTCCAAATTTAGTAGCATCTCTTGCAGATAATGAAGCTGTTACTGTAAATAAACCTAGCTTTACTGTATATCTTGAAAACAATGAAATCATGTATTCAACAGATGCTAGTGGTTTTTACAGCATTTCATTTGACGTTAGAGAGGTTATTACCTAATGCCTAGAAGTCTATCTGCTGATCTACAAACACAAGTATCATCCACAGCAACTAAAACAGCTTTTTTAGTTGAGCTTAATTTATCCACAGTTATTAGATTAACTGATTGGTATACAAACATAACTTATGATTCTAACTCTTATGAAGCTGGTGGCTCTTTTTTACAGGTTGATGCAACAACTGAAACAGGTCAACTACAGGTTAATGAAATTGGCATTAGATTGTCGAATGTTACAAATCAAATTAGAAGTTTGGTAGAAAATGGAGAATTTACAGATAAAACAGTAGATGTTTATTTGGCTTATTTTAATTCAGACGAAACCATTGTTGGTGCAATAAACTTTTTTACAGGTCAAATAAGAAATATTGGCATCAATGAAACTATAGATACTTCAACAATAAATATGGTTGTTGCTTCACATTGGGCAAATTGGAATTTAACTAAAGGTAGACATTTTTCTGACGAATCACAACAATCTTTTAGTTCTGGTGATAGGGGCATGGAGTTTGCAACACAAACAAAAGAAGATGTTAGGTGGGGTAAATAATGAGCTGGGTAACCGCATTTTTAACATTTATAGGAGTTGGGGCTAGTACAGCAGCGACAGTTGCTGCTGTTGTTTCTTGGACTGTAACTCTTGCAACTTTAGCAGTTGGTGTTAAGGGCTATAGACAAGCTAGAGATATGATGGCTAAAGGTCAGGTCATCATGGCAAACAAAACATCTGCTGGTGGTAAGTTGCCAGTTATCTATGGCACAAGAAGGGTTGGTGCTCAGGTTATATATATGGATGTTTCAGCAAATGATTCTAGGGATTTATATGTAGTATATGCTCTTTCAGTTGGAGAATGTGATGAAATTCTTGGAAAAACCATTGAGCTAGATGGTAACTTATTAACTGATTCTGCAAGATTTAGAGATGGTGGTTATATTGGCTCAGACAAGATATCTTCTGGGTCAGGTTCTTTAAATACAGCTTCTCAAAATGGTCTTGGAGTAGAACTACCTGCTGGAACTTTTGGTACAGACCCAACAGAAAAATATAGATATGTTTTTAATTTACATCATGGAGCTGCATCACAAACAGCAGACCCCATGCTTGTTGCATCTATGCCTAATTGGACTTCAGCACATAGATTAGATGGTGTTTGTTACATCGGAGCATCGTTTGGCTATGACAAAGAAGGAATGTGGTCAGGCGTACCACAACTGACAGTGCAGGTTAGGGGAAAGAAGGTTTTTGATCCTAGAGATAATACTCAAACATTTGGCACTGTTTCTACTTATAAACATTCAGATAATCCAGCCTTATGTTTTCTTGATTACATAACCAATAATGAGTACGGAAAAGGTTTAACTGAATCTCAAATTAATATGCCTACATTTAGCTCTGCTGCCAATGTTTGCGATACTTTGGTTGATCAGCCATATTTTAATGGCACTGCACAAAGTGTTACTTGGGAAGGAACATCTGGAGATGATTATATTAATATAACTGGAACTGGTGCAAATTCTATCTGGTGGCAAAACAAAATTGGCGAAAAGATAGATTTAGAAGATGGCTCTGGCAATCTTGTTTTAGATGGTGCTGAAATAAAAGATGTGCAAAGAACAGAATTTTATAATGCACAAGCCCAATATTCAGTATATGTTAATAATACTCTTGGCTCTACTTATTCCTCTCAAAGTGGCACATCTTTACTAAAAGTTAAAAGATTTCATTGTAATGGTTATTTAGATGCAAATAACAGTGTTATGGATAATGCTAAAGAGTTGCTTGCCAATATGCGAGGTATCTTTCTTTATATAAATGGCAAATATGAACTATCCATTGAAGATACAGGCTCATCCACTTTTAGCATTACCGATGATCACATTATTTCTGATTCTGGCATATCAGTTGATTATGGCAACAAAGACAAGAAGGCAAATAAAGTTATTGTTGAATTTTATAATGCTAATAAAAAGTATGAGCTAGACACAGCCACAGTTTTACATGATGCAACGCCTGATTATACTTCTGATGATAATGGTGAGGTCTTAGAAGTAAAAGCAGAGTTTCCTTATGTCTCTGATCCTTACATTGCCTATAACATGGGAAAGGCTATTTTAACCAGAAGCAGAAATCAGACCACAATGCAATTCTTAGGCACTCCTGAGATGTATAAGCTCAATGTGGGAGACATCGTTGATCTTACTTATGCAGGATTAGGATTTAATGGAAAGATATGCAGGGTCGAAGCCTTAGAGCTTCAGTCAAATGGTTTGGTTGCAGTTAGTCTAATAGAATACTTTGATGTTTATACATGGGAAGTTCCACCCCAAGAACCAGTAGAAGAACTATCTAACCTACCCTCAGCTTATGCTGTAAAAGCACCCACAGGCTTATCTTTTACTGATAGCAATGCAAGTTCTACAAATAGACCTTTTCTTTCTTGGGATGAGCCTACAGACTTTCCAGACCATGAATATAGAATTAATGTAGTAGATAGCTCAAGCAATGAACTTACAAATAAAATTGTTGATACTGAATTTTGTGATCTTGGTTTTATTCCAGTGGGTTCAAATTATGTTGCCAGCGTTAGTTCAATCAACACTCTTGGAGTTGAATCATCGCCAGCCACATTAACTTTTAGTGTTGCCACAGCACCTGTAGATACTGCTGATGTTAAAGATGATGCTATTACTTTATCTAAAGCAGCAGCAGATTTAGTTGCTGCCATTGATGCAGGTGGAGCTGGTTCAACACAATTAATAAAATCAACATCAGCACCATCAACAAGGGATGATGGTAATGCATTACAGGCTCAAGATTTATGGGCAGATACCGATGATAACAATCAGATTTATGTAAGAAATGCATCTAACAATGGTTGGGTAAAAGCCAGAGATTCTTCTTTGGTTACTTTGTATAACTCATTAAGCTCAACTGTTTCTACAAACAGCTCTAACATTGCTACAGCTCAGGGAGATATTGTTACTTTAACAACTGATACCTCAGCTAATGCAAGTGCTATCTCAAGCTTAACTTCTACAGTTAATAGCAACACATCAGCAATAAGCACAGAACAAACAACCAGAGCAAATGCTGATAGTGCTTTGGCTGCTGATATAACATCACTAACTTCTACAGTGGGTGGCAACACATCTTCTATCACAACTAATGCTACAGCCATATCAACATTAGATGGCAATGCTTCTGCTGGTTATGTATTAAAGCTTAATGCTAATGGCAAAGTGGCTCAGATGGTTCTTGGTAGCAATGCATCTTCTGGAACAGGTGCAACAAGTATTGTTGCTTTCTTGGCTGATACATTCAAGATTGATAATGATGCAGGATCAAGTGTATCTCCTTTTATTGTTAGTGGTGGTCAAGTATTTATTGATAATGCAAGAATCACTAACTTGGAAGGAAGCAGGATTGATGTTGATACTTTAAATGTTAAGCAATTTGCAAATACTAGCTCAAAAATTATCAGTCATTTGCCAGCAGGAACAAAATTTGATTTAGGTAGAGATGGTCAGGCTTATGTACAAAGAACTGGAACTTACACAGGAAGCAATGCTGCATTTATACCAGTAACTATTACTGATGTAAGAAATAATGCAGGTTATGTGGCAATATTCTCAGGCGTTCTTGGTGATGTAAGTGGTGGCAGAGTGCAATATTCTTTAGATAACTCTACATGGGTTAATGCTGATGGTAATACTAATATCTCTTGGAGTGCTGGAACTTATAGAGGTTATACCTATGTTTACACAGGTCAAATAACAACTTTGAGCACATCACAATCAACTGTTTACTGGAGAGTTTATTTCTCAGGTGGTTACAACCATACACAATTATCTTTAAATGTAATGATGGATAACACACGATAATGAATACTTTTACTGTTTATGATTTAGCAACTGGTCAAATAGAATATTCAACAACAACTGTTGCAGCGATAAATGAAGTTGGCTTGCAAGAAGGTCAAGGAATTATTGAAGGAAATTATCAAGCAAACGAACATATTGTTGTTGATGGCGAAGCAGTTGCAAGAATAGATAACATATTAGAAATACTAAGATTAAAAAGAGATGCTTTATTAACTGAATCTGATTGGACTCAAGTCAACGACAGCCCTTTATCAGATACAAAAAAAGCAGAATGGGCAACATATAGACAGGAGTTAAGAGACTTACCATCTTCTCATCAATCAACTACAAATTTTGATGATGTAGTGTTTCCAACTCAACCAGATTAAATATACAATAGGACAGAGGTAAATTAATGGCACAACACGATTACAACCTAGCCAATCAGAGTGGAGCTGACTTCAGAGCTGATTTAAACAATGCTTTAGAAGCTATAGCCACAGTCAATTCAGGGGCTACCGAGCCTTCAACTACTTTTGCCCATCAGTTATGGGTAGATACAGCAAATAGCGTATTAAAAATAAGAAACGCTGCTAACTCAGACTGGATCACTTTTGGCGTAAGCATTAGCTCATCTAATGTGCTTACAGGTAACTTAACAGGCGATGTAACAGGTAATGTAACTGGCAATGTTACAGGCAATGTTACTGGTGATTTAACAGGTAATGCAGATTCTGCTGACGTATTAAGCACAGCAAGAACCATATCTTTATCAGGAGATGTTGTTGGTTCAGTTTCTTTTAATGGTAGTGCTGATGTAGACATATCTACAGTTGTTCAAATTAATTCTATCACTCTTGGAACTGATACCACTGGTGATTATGTAGAAAGCATATCTGGTGGCACAGGCGTAACCATTACAGGTGGCACAGGCGAAAGCTCTACACCAGTTGTTGCTATAGGTCAGGCTGTAGGTACAGGCGATAATGTTACATTCAATTTAGTAACTGCAAGTGATGAGTTTATTGGCGATATTGATGGTGCTATAAGATTTACAGCCAAAGCTGACGAAGCCTTATCTAAAGGTGATGTGGTTTATGTATCAGGAGTACAAGGAAACAATACAACAGTAGCCAAAGCAAAAGCTGATGATGCTTCTAAAATGCCTGCATTTGGTTTGGCTATAGAAGATGTTAATGCTAACAGTAATACACAAATTGTTACTTTTGGTAATTTAACTAATATAGATACTTCTAATTTATCTGTTGGTGAAATAATTTATGTTTCTACAACAGCAGGTGAATATACAACAACTCCACCAGCAGGAGAATCATCAGCTATACAAAATATAGGTAAGGTTTTGAGAAGCCATGAAAACAATGGTTCAATCAAAGTGGGTGGTGCTGGCAGAAGTAATGCTACTGGCAATCTAAATGATGGCAATATATTTATAGGTAATGCTTCTAATCAAGCATCAACATCAACATTAGATACTTCTATTGTTCCAGAGAATACTAATCTCTATTGGACTACAGCTAGGGGCGAATCTATGTTTGATACTAGATTGGCTACTAAAGATACTGGAGATTTAGCAGAAGGCTCAAATCTTTATTACACCACTGCAAGGGTTAATTCTGATTTTGATACTAGACTTGCAACAAAAGATACTGGAGATTTGGCTGAGGGCGTGAATCTTTATTACACAGATGCAAGAGCCAATTCTGCATTTGATACTAGATTAGCTACAAAAGATACTGATGATTTAACCGAAGGTACTACTAATTTATACTACACATCAAGCAGAGCAAATACAGACTTTGATACTAGGCTTGCAACAAAAGATACTGGAGATTTAACAGAAGGAGTTAACCTTTACTATACAGATGCAAGGTTTGATACAAGGCTTGCAACCAAAGATACAGACGATTTAACAGAAGGCACTAATCTTTACTATACTCAAGCAAGATTTGATACTGCTTTTTCTAACAAAACAACTTCTGACTTAACAGAAGGTACTAATTTATATTACACAGATGCAAGGGCTAACTCTGCTATTGATACTAGAGTTACTAAATCATTTGTTGATGCCCTTAATATTCAAGCTGCAAGCGTAGATGCAAACAGCGTTGCTTTAGGCACAGATACTACAGGCAATTACATTCAAACAATTACAGGAACTGCTAACAAGATTACAGTTACAGGTTCAGGCAGTGAATCTGCTGATGTAACCATAACTTTGCCAGATGATGTGCAAATAGCAGATAGTTTAACAGTTGCAGGAAATTTAACTGTTAATGGCACATTAACATCATTAGATACAACAAACTTAGACATAGAAGATAACCTGTTCCAGCTTAATGCAGGATTAACAGGCAGCCCAGTTAATGATTCTGGTATGTTGATTAATAGAGGTGATCAAGATAATGGCATCTTTATGTGGGATGAGTCAGCAGACAAATTTACATTAGGTCTTACTACAGCAGATGGTACTGCTACAGGAAATATCACACTTAATTCTCTTGGAACTTTGGTTGCTAACATTGAAGGAAATATCACTGGTAATGTTACTGGTACAGTTTCAGATATAAGCAATCATTCAACATCAGACTTAACTGAAGGCTCTAATCTTTATTACACAGATGCTAGAGCAGATGCTAGAGTTAATTTACAAACTGGGGCAAATTTAGATTTAAGCTCTAAATCAACATCAGACCTTTCAGAAGGCACTAACGAATATTTCACCACAGCCAGAGCAAGAAGCTCTATTTCTGCTTCTGGTGATATAAGCTATAACAGCTCAACAGGTGTTATTAGCTTTACAGCATCAGCAGCACCAGTAACTAGTGTTAATACATTAACTGGAGCTGTGGTATTAGATAGCGATGATATTTCAGAAGGCTCAACCAATTTATATTACACAGATGCTAGAGCAAGAGCCGCTATCTCAGAAAACTCAACCCAGCTTTCATATAATTCAACCACTGGTGTTCTGACTTACACTCAAGGCGATACAGATACAGTTAGCGAAGGCACAACCAATTTATATTATACAAGTGCAAGATTTGATTCTGCCTTCTCTGGTAAATCTACTAGCGATCTTTCAGAAGGCACTAATCTTTATTACACTGATGCTAGAGCAGATGCTAGGGTTAATTTACAAACTGGAGCTAATTTAGACCTAAGCTCTAAATCTACCAGCGATTTATCAGAAGGAACTAATCTTTATTACACTGATGCTAGATTCGATACTAGACTAGCAACCAAAGACACAGATGATATCTCAGAAGGTGTAAGCAACCTTTATTACACTGATGCTAGAAGCAGAGCTGCTGTTAGCGTATCAGGAGATTTAGCTTATGATTCTGGAACTGGTGTATTCTCTTTCACAGAAAGAACTGATGCAGAAGTACAAGCATTAATAACTGCTGGTACTGGTGTTACTGTAAGTGGTGGTCAGGTATCTATAGGACAAGCTGTAGCAACTTCTGATTCTCCAACATTTGCCAATATGACTTTAAGTGGCACAGGGTCAATTAAAGTTCCAAGTGGTACTACAGCACAAAGAGATGCTACACCTGCAAATGGTATGTTTAGATATAATTCTGAAGATGCTCAGTTTGAAGGTTATGCTGATGGTGCTTGGGGTGCTATTGCAGGTTCAGGTGGTTCTGGAGGAATTGCACCTAGTGTCAACACTATGACAGGTGATGGCTCTGATACAACATTATCTTTAAGTACAACTCCAGTAAATGAAAACGCTACTATTGTAACTTTTGATGGTGTAGTACAACACAAGGATACTTATAGTTTAGCTGGGTCTACTATTACATTCTCTACAGCACCTCCAACTGGTGTAGCTGTAGAATGTATTGTTATAAACACAAACACTATTAGTACAGCAACCATTGTACAAGATGCTGACTTAGATACTAAAATTCAAGTAGAAGAAAGTGCTGACGAAGATATTATAAGATTTGATACTGCCGGTACAGAACGTATG